TTCTTAGAAACACCCTGGTCGCGAGCGTTCATACCTAGGGCGCGTGCATATTCCAGTGAGGCGCGTTCGTAGCGTTGGGCCAGATCAAAGACGGTCACGTTATTTCTCCTTCCCAATCAACATGACGCCATATCGCCATCCCGTCAACCCCCACCACCAACTTTTTCTCACCCCACAACCACGGCAGGGGGAGGGGTTAGCGTTCCTGTTCGTAAAGCCCGAGCCGGATGGCCAGACCAAGCCCCATCCAGTTGAGGAACTTGCCGCACCCATGGCAGTCGATGCGCTTGGCATGTGGGCCAGTACCATCCCGAACGATGCCCCACACGGATCCGCAGTGGCGGCATGGGGCCAACGAGCGCTCGGATTTATCTAGGTCGATTTTCATAGCTGGTGACTCCTGTCACGATTTTCAGAGTGAGCTTCAGAATGAAGCCAAAAAGTGGGACTTTTCCTAAGGATTTCACAATATCAGAATATACATATACATTACATTATATCTCTCCATATGCCTCAGGGGTGTATAAAGGAGTCTGTCTTTTGTGCATCCTGCGTTTGGATATATGCGTATATGCCATGCGTATTCTGATATTCTGGCAATCATACGGTTTTCTGCGGTTTTTTAGAAAATCCATCTGCGCAAGCTGCGTATTCTGAACCTTATTCCGGGCACGAATACGACTTGAAAACAGTTCCATTGCGCGGATGTGTCGATTCATGACATTTCAGCTTTCCGCTCTTCGCCATCTTGCCGAGCTGCGTCAGGATGTCCTCTTTTTTGAAGATGCGCTTGAGACGGCTAACGATGATGCCCTCTTTCTCACCACCATCCTTGGAAGCCAGATTAAGAATTTTGGCGCTCATTGCCTCCAACGGCTCATGCTTGACGCTATCGTTGCCGATAACCTCGCGGATCTTCTCTTCAATGTCGCGCTTGACCAGTGCGAACGCCCAGCGGACGTGCTGACTGGTGCGCAGCCGTTCCGGAATGGCAAGGATCAGAGACACCTTGGCAACAATCTCATATCCACCGAGATAGAGAGACTCCATTTCGGTTTCTTTGCGAGCTTCGGCCTGTTCCTCCATCCAATCGAGCACGCTGGCGAGCATTTCTGCCGCCGCCGCTTCCGTGGGTACGGGAGTCGTTTCGCTGTAGTTCTCTACCCGTACAGGCGCCTGGGAATCATACTCACCCCCTGACCAGATCGCTCGCACATAATTGCCGATGTGCTCCGGCAATTTTTCACGAGCCATCAGCTTCCGAGCCTTGGGAACTGTCTCGCGTTCGTTGAAAATCAATGACCTGCCAATAAAACCATTGGTGGCCATGTCCTTTGACATCATCATTTCGAACTTGTTTGGAACGGTGACACCCATAAACGACACGAAAGGCCGCTCTATGCCATGATCTATATTGTTCAACGTCCGAGTAATGCTATTCCTTCGAGCTATCAGATGCGGCTTTTCGCCATCGTTCATCATAGCTTCGACTTTAGAAAGTTCTGCAATCAAGTCGCGTCGAATGCCATCCTTTACGTCGCCGCTTATACCTAGAAAATCATCGGCCTTGGTATAAGACGCCATAAGCATGGCAGGGATGCCCTCAAGATAATGCGCGCCTCCCTGTTTTTGCGCATTCATGATCTTGCTGAAAAAATGAGCGACCTCATCGACCATATAAAAACTGGCCTGATGCCGGGTCAGATTTTTGATGATCTCCTGTTCTGATTTTATTCCGCCGTGGGATGCCGCATCAATGCCGGCAGCTCGCAAGATGCTGAGCGAACCCTTTAGGATGCCGTCCTTACCCGTACGGGAACCGGCGATACAAAAACAAAAGAGGTTGGCCGTCACGCCCGATATGTCATCGACATAACGCAAGCCACCGACATTTCCGATCGTTACTAATGCCGCAGCAACGGCGAGATTCTTACGCGGTCTCAATGACTGTCCGTCAATCCACTTGGCAACCTCGCCAACGAAGCCCGGTGGGGCTGTCAGGTCCACGCCTGAAATGTCAAACGGCAACCCGTCTGCTGCGATGTCGGGTTCATCATTAAACTGCTGATCCGGCACAAACGTAACAGGCATAACCCAGCCGCCCTGCTCGGCGTGGTGAATCAACGTGCCGATCGTTACGGGATTGGCGGAACGCCCGAAGCTGCCCCACTTATACTGCATCTGCTTGGAATCGTGCTTCCCGCTGGTGGCTGACCACCGGTCCCACAGATCGAAACCGCTACCTTGCGTAGCATGGTGGATAGCCATGCCGACCGATAACCAGTCTTCGTAAGGAAGGTCGTCATTAGCGACATGGCTAAGCATATCCGCAATATCTTCATGCGCCAGATCCACCGCATGCCCATTGAATTCTGATCGATGGCGTTCGGGACGCTTGAGCAGGGCAATCAAAGCATCAGGGGCATTTCCGATGTCTTCCGGGTAGCCGTCAGCTTCGTAGACACCCCCAGACTTATGCGCAGAACCCGGTCCGACGACATAGCCAGACGACTTGAAGTCGATACCTGGATATTCCGGTAGATGCGTCACCAGAGAGACGCCTTCAGGTGCTTTGAAATACCGATGAGCAGAGCCGCCGCCGCTGCCGGTAAAAACAGTTAGGCCAGCATCGTCCACGGCCGGAATTGCGTATGTTAACTTAATGAAGGACTTAACGCCGCCGTTTCGAGCATCGACATGAATAATGATGTGAACACGACACAGCACGCCATAGCCTGTATCGAAGTGGCCGGCCATATCCATGCCTTCCATCTGGTCTTCGTCCCAGATGGGTGTGTGCTGCCACGAGCTGGCACGTGGATGCTTTCCGACGGCAGGGCAATCTTCATCTCCGCACTCGCAGCGGCCAGCCGAACTAAACCGGTACAGCGGGAAGATATGTAACCCCGCAGCCATCATATCCCGGTAAATCATGTTACCGGTTGGCGGTCGTAAATTGATTACGGTTGCCATTATGCCACCTGCTGCGTGAGGTAGTCAGAAAGCGCCTTCACTGTTTTATATGTTGGGTTGGAACCCACCTTTAAAGCGTCGTAAATCACCTGATGGTGAAGGCCGGTGCCCTCTGCGACAGCCCGAACCTTGCGGTCTGCCATTTTTTCCTGAATCTGTAAAAGCGTGAGCATGTCGCCTCCGTATGCAATTTTGTCGTTGACGGCATAGCCAATGCCGTATTAGAACGCAATAGGAAGCAGCAGAGAAGGAAAATCAATGAGCATTCTAAGCCGTGCCGCTAAGCCGGTGCGCGAACCCATAGTCGCTACGATTGTCGGAACCGCGGGTAGCGGAAAGACCAGCCTTGCGGCTACATTCCCGAAGCCGATTGTCATTCGCACTCAAGGCGAGGCAATCCCAAAGGATATCCCTGAGGATGTCCGTCCCGACGTAATGCCGGAACTTACCAGCGCCGCGGAACTGTGGGCTACGCTGAAGGCGCTCCTCAACGAGGATCACGAATATCAGACGCTGATTATTGACAGCGTGACCGGCTTGGAAAGCCTATTCGTTGCCGACGTGTTGGAGCAGGAATCCAATAGTGGCGGTAAAGCGCGCGGCATCATTCAGGCTTTGGGGGGCTATGGGGCTGGCCCAGCCGCAGTACAGGCAAGCCATATGCGCGTCCGCAAGGCGGTGGAATTGTTGCGCACCCGTAAGGGAATGCATACGATCTTCGTAGCGCATGCGGAAATTGCCGACGTATCGCCTCCGGATGGTGATCCATTCAGCCAGTACACGTTGCGTTTACCCAAGAAGTCCGTCGCACCGTACACCGATGCCACGGATCTGGTGGGCTTCCTGAAGCAAGAGCGAATTGTTCGTGGAGCGGTAGAAGCAAAGGCTGATCGCGCAGCGAAGCCCGGCAAGGCAATCACCACAGGTGACCGCGTGCTGGTGACGTATCTTCAGCCTGCCAGTCTGTCCAAGAACCGCTTCGGTATCGAAGATGACCTGCCAGTAGCGAAAGGCGTCAATCCTTTGGGCTTTCTTTTGGAGGATTCGCCGAAACGGCAGCGTAAAGTGAAAGCCGAAGAACCCGTCGATACCAATGATTTTGTAGAGGAGAAGTAAGCCATGTCGTTTTGGGGACTTTCCGATGGCGATAACGCCAAAGCAACCGGCGCTGAATTCGATGGCGGCGGCGGCAATCTCGATCCTATTCCCGAGGGAACGACCGTTCTTGCAATGCCAGACGACGTGAAGTGGGCGGAAGACAGGAATAGTAACGAATATTTGTCTATTCGTTGGACCGTCTTGAAGCCTGAGCAATATCAGGGACGCAAGGTCTTTCACAAACTTTGGGTTTCGGATGAGAAACCAGGGCACAAAGAGCCTGAAAAGTACCGCGACAAGCAGATCAAGATGTTTGCTGCCATTGATACGAACGCTGGCGGTAAGCTCCTTAAGAAGGAGGGCAAGCCAACGGACGACGAGATGGCGATTGCTTTGGTCAATAAACAGATGACGCTTCGTCTTGGCGTGTGGGCCATGAAGGCCGACGATGGTTCGGAGATGACAGGCAATTGGATTCAGGCCATTGGCGATAAGACCAAGCCCGTTTCTGCCGCCAAGTCTACCGGCAACGGCGGTAGCTACGCAGCGCGCGGTCGGGTCACCGACGATCTGGACGACGATGTGCCATTCATCACCCGTGACAGCATATTCTAACCACCCCTGACCGGACGCCGCCCCGTAGCAAAGGGCGGCGCGAGGATGAGGATGAGTGGAGAGAAGAGATGGTAGATGGTCCTGCCACCGTACTGGGTGGCCTGCCTGTAATAGCGGACTGCTGGTACAGCGGCCCTGACTATTTTGGCGAATACGATTGCGGTTGCGATGGCTTATTCTGGGCAAAGCGGGATGGGAAGCGAGGTAAGCCGCTATCCGATACGCTGATGGAAAAAATCGAAAAACGTGATCCATATTGGCAAGCAAATGTGACCGAGCAGGTTTCCGATTATTTGTCTTATTCCAAGGATAGCGACGCATGACCGCCCCCCAACGCTCCCCCGAATGGCATCAACAGCGGCGCGGACGT